TACGAATAGGAGTAGAGAGTGCAGGAGCTACTATCATGATAGGGAATAAATTTGGACCTTCTGGAATTCCTTATATAACTATTATAGAAACTAAGTACATTGAAAATCCTGATTATTTATATATAGAAGATCTTTCAGGACGTATAATATTAGAAACAGATAATTTATTAAGATTGGAGTAAAAATATGGCAGATTTAAAAGCTACTCAATTAACCGCTTTAACAAGTGTAGATAAAGATGATCTATTATATATAATAGATGATGTGGTAGGTACCCCTATAAGTAAGAAATCTACTGTTGAGCACGTTCTTCAAGGTACAAATACTTTAGATGCCCTAACTACAGTAGATAAGGCCGATATAATATTAGCTATAGATGATCCAAGTGGAACGCCTACAAGTAAAAAATCTACTGTAGAGGATGTATTACAAGCAACTAATACTCTAGATGTAAATAATACAGTTCTTAAAACAGATAAGATACTTATTATAGATGACCCTGCAGGAACCCCTAAGGCCGAACATACTACTATTCAGAATTTATTTGAGGGGATGGATATTGAAGTAAACGAAGATTTAGATTCTGATACGGATGATGCGTTCTTAACAGGAATTGCCTCAGGAATAGGAATTTTAATTGTCGGAGTTGGAACAGATACTATAGCAGCTACTTATTTAATTGAAGGGAGCACTTTAACTGCAATATCAGCTAATGTCTTATTTTCAACGGTAAAGGATAATGCCGCTACATATAATGTATACTATGAAACTGATCAATATAAGGTCCAAAATAAAGTCGGAGATAACAAAGTAATTAAAGTTAAGTTTATTGGAGTTTAATTTTTTAAAGGAGACACATTATGGTAGATGCTTTAGCTTATCAAACACCGGAAAGTTTTAAAGAAGGGATGGCGGTAAAAGCAAAAACTTTTTTATTAGTTACAAATAATGTAAATATTTTACAAACAAATACTGCAGGATATTCAATTGCTGGGATAATGGTTACAACTTCAGGAGATTTAACATTAATTGATAATAATGATTTAGAACTTCCTGCTATTACAGTAACTGCCGGATTAACAGTATACCCCATTACACCTAAAAAAGTTAAAACAGGGTCTACAGCAGTAATTTACGCTGCTTATGGAGGATAATTCAATGACAATGATAGTTATAGGATGCGGAATAGGATTATCAGAGATATTAGATGAAGTAGATTCTATAGCCCAAAATGGATTTGTAAATAATGAGGATTTATGGGGATTTTACCATATGGGAAATTATGATGGTAATAATAATTTTATTATAAATACTCCATCATTTCCAGATACTATCATAGATCTTAGTGGTAATACTAATAATATAGCACTTAATAATTTTGCCGGTACTATAGATAGTGGAGCAAGGGGGGATAATACTACAGGAAACGAAAGCTGCATAAGATTTGAAGGTACAGATGATTTTGGTCAAATTCCTATAGGAACACTATCTGGATCTACACTTTTTACAGTTCAACTAGGTATTAAACCTGTTGCAACGCCTTCTTGGGCTACTTATTGTGGAAGTGGAGGGTATGCAGTAGGAAGAGGATTTGAATTTTTACAAAATGGAGTTACTAATGATATTGTACATCGTACATGGTCTTCTGGAGGATCAGGGGATACTGCTACTTATTATGGAGGAGATGTAGGAAATAATATTTTTAGTGCAGCTTATACTTTTGACGGATCCAGAGTTACAGAAGAAACTGAATGTTTTGTAGAGGGTGATCCAAAAACTACACTTAATAAACTCATGTCAGGACTTCTATATGATATATTTTTAGGTGTAAGAAATAAAACTACAAAAGATAATTGGTGTAATTTTGATTTACATTGGTTAGCTATATATAAAAAAGTTCTTACAGATGCCGAAATTCAACAAAATGCAAATGCTAATCTTGTGTGGATATAAAAAAGGAGAATAATTTATGGAATGGTTTGATTTAGTACCTTTTCCAATAGCGGCTGGAATTATAATGTATGTAAGGGCTCAAATTCAGACACATGCTAAAAATTGCCCTACAATGACGGTACTTAATATAGTTAAAGATAGGCAAGCAGAAATTGATAAAAAAATTAATAAAATTTTGTTTTATATGATGGAAAATAAATAATCATAATTTTAATCTAAATTTTAAAATGATTTTTATTTCCTATCCAAAGCAGGCTTCGGTCTGCTTTTTTTATTGAAATTAAACTTAATAATTCTTAATAAAACACTTGTAAAATACAGTTTTATAATATATAATTAAAATTATTAATACAAAACTAAAGGAGTTTATATGACCTATACAAAAGAAACTTGGACAGTGGGACAAAAGGTTACAATTTTTAGAAATAATAAACCTTTTATAATTAGACAGGTTTTAAAAATTAATAAAACATCCATAACAGTAGGGAATAAAGAATTTAACTATAATTTTAAATTTGATGGAATTTTAAGATTAACAGACAGATGGAATTTTACGCAAATAAAGTTATATCAAATAGAACACTCAAAGTATATAAAAAAAAATAAATACATTAGCTAAACTTAGACAATTTGATTTTTCAGTATTAAAAGATGAAGAACTTTATAAAGTATATGAAATTGTTAAAAAAGCTAATATAAATAAGGAAATAAAAATTGCGAATAATAAGATATAATAATAAATTATTAATAACTTTTGATTATAATCTTAAATTTTTAGAGATCATTCAAAGTTTTCCAAATAGATATTGGCATAAAAAAGTCCTTACCTGGGAGTTGTCTATAGAAGATTTTCAATCTCTTATAAATAAATTAGATGAGAGTGAATATCCTTACGAAATAATAGATAAAACTATTGAATTTAAACCCTTTCATTCCTATGAATTTAAAACTGAACCTATGAGTCACCAACAAGAGGGATTTGAATTTGGATCAATTAACTTAAATTGGTTTTTAGGAGATGAGCAGGGGTTAGGAAAGACTAAACAAGTATTAGACCTAGCTGTAGCTAAAAAAGAAAATTATAGGTATAAACATTGTTTAATAGTTACAGGAGTTCGAAATATAAGAATAAATTGGCTTAGAGAGATTAAAAAGCATACTAAAGAGCCTGCTTGTATTATAGGGGGTAAAAAAGATTCTAATCAATCTAAATTAATACATTTACAACAAATTCCTGAAGAATATTTTTGGATTATTAATGGAGAGGCATTAAGAAATTCAAAAATTTCGGATTTATTAAAAATTTACACTAAGAAAGGAATTATTTCAATATTGTTAGTAGATGAAATTCATAGGCTTAAAAATCCAGTAACTCAACAAGGAAAAGGACTTTTAAAATTAAAAGAATGTAAAGAAAAAATATTATTAAGTGGAACTCCTATTGAGAACAGCCCATTAGATGGATTTATGATTTTAAAATTATTAGGATTTGAGAAAAGAACTTGGACAAATTTTAAAGGATATTACTGTGAATATGGAGGATTCGGAGGATTTCAAGTCTTAGGCTATAATAATATGAAAGAATATAGAAATAGATTTAAATCTATTATGCTTAGGCGTTTAAAAGAAGATGTATTAGATTTACCTGAGAAGATACGAACCACTGAATATTTAAAAATGAACCCTTTACAAAGATTAGTATACGAACAAGTTAGGATTAATATATTAAATAACTTAAATAAAATAAAAAAAAGTAAAAACCCTTTAGTGCATTTATTAAGATTACGTCAGGCTACTTTACATACTGCATTATTATCCTCTGAATATAATGAATCAATTAAATTTGAAAGGGTATTAGATTTAATAGAAAATTCTAATAGTAATAATAGGAAATGTGTAGTGTTTAGTCAGTCACGAGTAATTATTGAATTATTATATAAAGAATTAGCTTTGTATAATCCAGCAATAATCACCGGAGCAGTTAAAAATACGCAACAAGAGATAGATAAGTTTCAGTTAAGTGATAAATGTAGGGTAATATTAGGAACAAGTAAAGCTCTTGGAACTGGATATAATTTAACGGCCGGGACTCATATGATTAGATTAGATAGAGCCTGGACTCCATCTACTTGTAATCAGGAAGAAGATAGATTACATAGAATAGGCACTACACAGACTATTAATATTACCACATTAGTTTGTATAGATACTATAGATGAAAAAATTGAACAATTAATTGAGCGGAAAGGATCAATGTCGGATTACCTAATTGATGGACGTATAATGAAGGATAAAGAAAAATTATTAGATTGGATATTAAGTTAAAAAGGAGAAATTAATATGACAATAATTAAACGAAATAAACAAAACAAAAAAGAATCATTTATTAATTCATTTGAAGGTGAATTAATTAAAGAATCTTCTATTAATTCAAAATTATCGGAGTTAGTTAAAGAATATTATAAACATAATGAAACTAAAAAAGATTTAGATAAATCACTTAAAATTATTAATGCAGAAATTAAGAAATTAATGAAAGGAAATAATTTTGAAGTAGATAATCTTATAGCTACTAAAACTATACAAGAAAGAAAATCTTTAAATGAGGAAAAATTAATAGAATGTCTTAAGGAATCAGAAAAAAAATATAAAATACAAAATAATTGTAGAGAGTGCTCAATTATAAATCGAGTAATTAAAACTAGAGAATATGTAGATACAGATGAATTAGAAACAATAATTCACGAGGAATTAGTAGATCCTAAGGATTTAAAAGAAGCTCAAGAAATTCAAGAAATAGTAGTTTTAAAAGTAACAAAAAAGAATGTTAAGAATCCATTCAAAATTTAATTTTTTATTAATATAAAGGAGAAAATATGAACATAACTAAAATTAAAGTGAATTATGGTATTTCATTTGAAGAGGGTGGTATATGGCACAAACCTGAATTTGGAATAGAAGTAGAATTAGATTTAAAAGAAGATATTCAAGATGTAATAAAAAAATCTTGGATATTAGTTAAAGCGGAATTACAGAAACAATTAGAAGATGACTAAACTTATCTTAATATATCTTAATAAAACACTTTAAATTTTACTAAATATATTATATAATAATAGTTAAACCCTATAAGAGAGTATAATATGGAACAAAAAGATAAGAAAAATGCTAAAGGAATTTGGCTTCCAATTGAAATATATTTAGATAATAATCTAAATTGGACGGAGAGAATTCTATTAATTGAGATAAATAGTTTGGATAAAGATAAAGGATGTTTCGCTTCTAATTCCTATTTTGCTCAATTACTTAATACCTCTGAAACTACAATAAGTATATCTATATCTAAATTAAAGAGATTAGGATATATTATATTAGACTCTTTTGATGGGAGGGCTAGAACCTTAAAAACAGTCTTTAAGTTTCCTAAAAGTCTGCCTTTAAGTTCTCTTAAAAGCTGCCCTAAAGAGAACTTAAAACATAGTAATATATATAATAATATATATATTAATAAGAGTTTAGTTAATAAAAATTTAAATAATAATTTAGATATTAACTTAAATAAATCAATTAGAGAGGAAATTAAAAATTCTACTCAAGAGGTGAAATCACCTAAAGTTAAAAAAGATTTAAAATTTAATATTAGAGAGTATACGAAGAATAAAGAATTAATTAATAGTTTAGATGAATTTATAAAACATTATCATCAGACATTTAATTATAGAATTAGTTATAAAAGTTTTGAATTAAAATTAAAGAAATTAGATGAATTAACTAAAGAGGATGAAAATAAAATTAAAATAGTAAATTTAGCTATTGAAAAGGGATGGAAAAATTTTTATTTAGAATCAAAGTTTGTAAACAATAAGCAAGAAAATTTTCTTCAGAATACTCGTGAAGAGCATGAAAAGAAAAAGAAGAGGATGAAATATTAGATGTTGAATTTTAATAAAGAAGATTGTTGGTATAGAAATGTATGTAATAAATATAATACTAAAGAATGTTATTCTGGATGTGTTAGACACCTAGAAATGAATTATTTAATACAGAGTAGTAATATTCCCCCAATTTTACAGTATCCTGTTATATTAAAACCCAGTAAATTAGATTTAAAGGTATTTCAACAATTAAGTAGTAAAAAAGATAATATATTTAGTTTTGTAAATGGAGGAAGAGATTTATATATTTATTCTAAAAATAGTGGAAACGGAAAAACTACTTGGGCAGTTAAATTAATGTTAAAATATTTTGATGAAATCTGGTCTGGAAATGGTTTTGAGTGTAAAGGTTTATTTATTCATACACCTAGTTTTTTGCTTAGAATTAAAACCGCTTTTAATAAGGTAGATGTAGAATTAAATAAGTTAATGATACTTTTAAATACCGTTCCTTTAGTGATATGGGATGATATTATTGTTACAGATATTAAGAATTATGATTATTCGGTTTTATTAAGTTTTATAAATATTCGGAATAATTATAATCTTTCTAATATATATACAAGTAATTTAAATGGAGATGAGTTAATGGAAAAATTAGGCGAACGATTATTTAGTAGAATTTATGAAAAATCTCAAAAAATTGAATTTAAAGGAGCAGATAGAAGAGGAGATTTTTACTATGATTAAATTATTAAAAGATAATAGAGTATACTTAGCTATACCATTTAATGAAGATGGATATGAAATTATTAGAGAAGATAAAAGTGAAGATTCTAATTGTGGTTTCATAGGTATAGAAGGATTAGATTATCAAATAAATCAAGCATTATGGGTAAAATTAAGAAGGTAAATAATGATTCAATTTCAAATTTTAAATAAAATTTTATCAGATAAGAGTTTTGATTTAGTAATTATTAATGGACTAACTGAAGATCATTTTAGTAATTATAAAGATGAATTTAATTTCATAAAAAATCATTATGAAGTTTATAAGAATGTACCGGATAAAATTACATTTGTAGATAAATTTGATTACTGGGATATAATAGAATGCACAGAATCGGATCAATATCTATTACAAACACTTCAAGAAGATATTCAATTTAAGGTAGGAGCCGATATAATTAATAATGTAGTTCCAATACTTGAAAAGGATGCTAACGAAGGAACTGAATATCTTATAAAAAGATTACCCGAACTAAATATTAATTTAAGTATTGGAGGAGTGGATTTAACTAAAAGCGCGGAAATAAGGTATAATGCATACTTAGATAATAAAAACTTTACTCAAGATAAATTAATTAAAACAGGATTTCCAGAAATGGATGAAATTTTATATGGATGGTTACCAGGAGAGGATTTAATTACAGTTTTAGGTAGAATTAATGAGGGTAAATCTTGGATAATGACTCAATTAGCGGTAGCCGCTTGGTTACAAGGAAAACGAGTTGCTATGTATAATAGTGAGATGTCATCTAATATTGCTGGATATAGAGTAGATACATTATTATCTAACATTTCTAATACAGCATTATTCACAAAGAATAAAATTATTCACGAAGAGTATAAGAATCATATTGAAGAATTTAAAAAGAAGAATAATTGTTTTTTAGTTGCAACTAAGAAGGAATTAAATGGAAATCTTACTATATCTAAAATTAAAACACTAATAGAGAAGAATAAATTAGATGTGTTCTTTATTGATCAATATTCAGGAATGGTAGATGAAAATGCTACAAAGTGGGAGGATCGAAAAGCTAAATATGCTAGAATAGCTGAGGAATTAATGGATATTAGTATGCAATATAAAATTCCTATCATAGGAGCTGTACAAGCGAATAGGAAATCAATTGAAAATAAGGATAAAGAAGATAGTGTACCCGAATTAGATAATATTAGTGATGCGGATGAAATAGGAGCTTTATCTACTAGAGTTATATCTTTAAGAAATATAGGAGCAGGATTAAAATTTAAGATAATTAAAAATAGGTATGGAAATAAAGGAGATTCTTTTTTATATTATTGGGATATTGATAAGGGTACATTTACACTTATACCGAGTAATTCCAGTTCAGATAAAAAGAAAATAGAAAATAGAAAGAAATATAATGATAAGACTGATGCGTTTTAGAAAGGATAAATTATGAAAGATGAATTTAAGAAAGATAAATTAAAGTGTGGAGCATTACGAAAATTTTGTGTACTTAAATTGGAAGATGTGGATTTTTTAAGTTATATGAAACAAGAGCAATTAGAACATATTTGTAAGATGATAGATTTTAATAGACGTCAGATAAACAAAAAAACAGATAATGAATATTTGGTTATAAATATGGATGAGCCATACGCTGAAAAGGTAAAAGCAATTTTAATTGAAAATAATCACTGGGGTTAATAATGGGATATTTAAGTAAAATTTCAAATACAGATATAAAAATTCTACAAAAGCAGGAATATATTAAAATGTCTATTATAGAAGTTAGTGTTATTAAATATCAGTCGATTGTACCCAGTTATGATAATTTAAGGAAGGGCAAGGAAGATAAACCTAGATATGAACATAGAATAGAGTTTGCAATACAATATCCAAACGGTAAATTAAAAGCTTATAAATTAATTAGAAATAAAGATAAAAAGATGGAAAATTATTATAAAATATATAAAGAGGTTTTAATATATTTAAAAAAAGAGTGTAAAATATTAACAGGTATAAATAAGATAGATATAAAAAGGGATTAAATAATGTTTGGACCAAATACTCATTTTATAAATGTGGCTGTAATTAGTTATTCACATAGGGATAAAGAATTTTTAAATTTATATGAAAAATTTATTAATAATTTTAAGGATGTATTTAAATTACATGATTACGATATTATGCTTATTCCAGGTAGTGGAACGGTGGGAATAGAGGCTTTAATGTTTTCATCTAAATGGGGAATGAATGTATCACCTATTATAGGGAAATTTCATCAAAGATGGTATGAGATGGCTAGGCAATATAATAAGAATAACGATTACTTTTTTAAACTATATTGCCAATTAGAGACGAGTATCTCTAAATATTATGAAGAAGGAGGGTGCATAGTAGATTGTATAAGTTCCTTCCCTTATTATAACATTCCAAAAGATACAAAGGCATTCGTATTAAGTTCTAATAAGCAATTAGGTAGCTATACTGGTATCTCTATAGTAGGGATTAAGAAGGATCATTGGATGCATTTTATAGGCGCAGATACTATGTCTTATTTAAATTTAGCTCGATATAAAAGATATGCAAAATCATCTCAAACTCCTTCAACTTTTCCAAGTCATATATTAGAACACTTAAATTCAAATTTAATTCATTTTAGTACAGATGCATTAAGAGAACGTATAAATAGGATTTCAGATAGAATTGTAGAAGAAGTAGGAGAAGATAATATTATAGGAGAGGGGCGATGTCCAGTAATTACAATCAAGAAATCTGCTATACCTAATGAGATAGCGGCGGAGTATAATTTATATGGATTAAATACAAATTCAGCCTATTATCAAATTTTTACATACTCTTGTTATGAAGTGGACTATAATGAATTCTTAATAAAATTAAGGTGGGTTAGAAAATGAAATGTTCGTATTGTGGGAATCAATTTAAGCAGGTTAAATTTACAGAGATTAAACTTAAATTTATTAGTATGCATTTGTGCAATAGATGTTTTAGAAATATATTTAAGCGTGTATTTAAAACTTCAGATAGATATGTATATTTAAAATTAAAGCAAGAGTTTTGTAAAACATACAAAAAATTATTTAGGATATTAAGATTAATAAGGGATTGAGAGATGAATAAATTTGGAATTAAATTACGAGAGTTAAGATTAAGTAAAGGTTTATCACAGAAGGATATAACGGATTTAACTCAATTACCAAGGCCCGTGATTTCAATGTATGAGACAGGTGCTAGGTATCCTTCAAAAAAGAATTATAAACTATTATGTAGAAGTTTAGAAGTTACAGAAGTAGAGCTTTCTTGGGAGTATAGAACTAAAAAATTATTATTAATTAGACTTAATAAGTTAGAAAAAGAAAATTTTAAATTACAGCAGGTAATTATAAGATGTCCTATGTGTCAAGTTAGAAAAAGATTAGATAGGGTGGATAATGTTACAGGTAGGTAATAAATTTATATTAAATCCTATAGAAGAGATATTAGAGGTATTAAGAATTCAATTACATCAAGCTGGAATTGATAAATTAAATTCCATTAAAGTATCAGGAAATAATATACAAATATCTTGTCCAATTCATAAAGAGGGTAAAGAAAG